AGCAAATGATTCTGTACAAACACTAGGTACATGGATCGCAAGTAACAACGAAAAGTTTCACTGGAGGACCATGTGGTTCGCGGCCAGTGCAGTACTAATTTATACTATTTGGTATGGTTGGTTTATGAATGGTGGAGACATCAGTTACGGAAGACTTAACAAGATTCCGTTTCAAGAAGTACAATGGTATCATGCAATGGCACCGGCTGTACTACTATTACTGACACGCTTTGGTGTGCCGGTATCAACTTCCTTTCTAGTACTAAGTGCTTTCGCAAGTACATTTGTGTTAGAAAAGATGTTGATGAAAAGTATGATGGGTTATGCAGTTGCGGCCGTTGCGGCTTATGCAATATGGATGGTAGCAAGTAGACTACTAGACGAAGCAAAGCCTGTTAAAGAAGAACACAAAACATATTGGCGAGTGGCACAATGGGTAACAACAGGGTTCCTGTGGTTTACTTGGCTGAGTCATGACATGGCAAATATTGCAGTGTTCCTTCCACGCACCTTAGACGTTCCATTGATGATTGGTATTACCGTTATCTTTGTTAGCGGACTAGGGTTTATGTTCCGTGAAGGCGGAGGTAAGATACAACAGATTGTAGTAGAAAAACATAACACAAGATATGTTCGAAGTGCTACACTCATTGATCTTGTGTACTGGGTAATCCTAGTATACTTTAAAGAGATGAATGATATCCCAATGTCTACCACGTGGGTTTTCGTAGGGTTGTTATGTGGGCGTGAGTTAGCAATGGCAACGTACACAGGCAAAGCAAAGTTTAAGACAGTGTTTCCTTTGATAGGAAAAGACTTCTTAAAAATGATGGTTGGGTTAGGTGCTTCACTAGGTATTGTTTTAATGATACATTACGTGTTGGTACCCGGCGGCTACTAAACATTTTGGAAAGGCAGTGTTCAACGGCACAGCCTTTTCTCTTGACTTATATTGTAATGATGTTATAATTAAAAGTATACAAACACAGGATACACTATGAAGATAGGAATCGCAGGATACGGATATGTTGGACAGGCTCACGAAGCAGCCTTAAAAGACTATCACGAGATATTAATTAGAGACCCAGCACTTGGTCACTACGCAGACTTGCAACACGCAGACGCAATTATTATTTGTGTGAGCACCCCACAACACGAAAGCGGTGCATGTAACATTAATAATGTATATGATATAGTTAGTAATGCACCTCCAGTGCCTATACTAATTAAAAGCACAATCAGTATAGAAGGATGGGATTTGATACGGACAGAGTTTATCAAATCTAATCTTACATTTAGTCCAGAGTTCTTACGTGCAGCAACAGCACTAGAAGACTTTGCTAACACAAAGCAATTTATGATGGGCGGCGACAACGTAGGCTTCTGGGCGCAGTTGTTTATTGATGCTATGGGAGACATTAGTGTTACCAATGCAAGTGTTGCAGAACTAATCCTAACAAAGTATTTCCGTAATGCATTCCTAGCAACCAAAGTAACGTTCTTTAATCAAATGTATGACTTGTGCAAAGCAGCAGGTATAGATTATGATCCAGTTGCTATCGGAGTAGGAATGGACCCGCGTATCGGAGACAGTCATATAACAGTAACAGAAATGCGAGGCTATGGAGGACACTGTTTTCCTAAAGATATGAATGCACTACTCTACACCGCAGACAATAACGACACTCAACTTGGTTTGATCAATCAATCCATTAACTATAACAATAACATTAGAAAGGACTACGATTGAAAATGAAAATAATAGCAGGTAATGCAAACCCCACCCTTGCACAAGAAATTGCAGACTATTCGTTTGCTCCGCTACTGCCAACTAAAATTAGTACATTTGCCGATGGCGAAATAAGTGTAGAGTTTTTAGACAACATCCGTGGCGAGGATGTGTTTATTATACAAAGCACATCAACTCCTGTTAATGATAGTGTAATGGAACTGTTAATTATGATTGATGCTGCTAGGCGTTCAAGTGCTAAACGTATTACAGCAGTTATTCCTTACTTTGGATATGCTAGACAGGATCGTAAGAGTGCAAGTAGGACGCCTATAACAGCAAAACTAGTTGCTAACTTGCTTACAACATCAGGCGCAGATAGAGTGCTTACAATGGACTTACACGCAGGACAGATTCAAGGCTTCTTTGATATTCCAGTTGATGACTTAACAAGCCGTTTGGTATTTGCCAAAGATATTAAACGTAACGTTATTATCGAAGATGGTACTGTATTTGTAAGTCCTGATGCAGGCGGTGTTGTTCGTGCTAGGAAGTTTGCAGACATGTTCCACGCAGACATTGCTATTGTAGATAAGATGCGTCCTGAAGCAGGGAAGAGTGAAGTTATGAACTTGATCGGCGATGTTAAAGGCAAACACGCTATTCTAGTTGATGACATTATTGACAGCGGCGGCACATTATGTAACGCAGCCAAAGCTATTATAGATGCAGGTGCTCTAAGTGTTCGTGCATATATTACACATGGTGTATTATCAGGCGAAGCATGTAATAAAGTTGAGAAGAGTGTACTCACAGAACTAGTAGTTGCAGACACAATAAAGGATCATTGTCCTAAAAACTGCAAAAAGACACGACAGGTAAGTGTCGCGCCTTTGTTTGGTGAAGCTATTCGTCGTATAACTAACGAAGAGTCAGTAAGCAGTTTGTTTGGTTAGTTAGTCTTGATCAGCTTCAATGTGCTTGATGTACTCAACCATCGAGTGATCACCAAAGTTATCAATCTTACCTTTCTTGATGCCCATCCACATGCCACGCAGTCTGTCTTTAAACATCTGCCAGCCTGTAGGCTTACGAACATTGCCGTATGCATTAATGTAATGCTGAGTACCGTGATGTTTAAATCCCATAACAGCAAGAGGAACAGTAGTGACAATGTCGTTATTGTTCTTCCACCTGTGATGTATAACATTTAAACTGTTGCAATACATTCTCCAACCCACACGCGGACTGCCGTATGTGAACAGTTCGACCGGATCGTTTAGTTCTACGTTATGCTTTGCTCTACTTGCCATAATAGTTGCCATTGCAGCACCTAGACTATGTCCTGTAAACCAAAGTGTTTTAGATACATTTACCTTACGATTAATATCTTCTTCAATCATTGGCCAAAGGTCATCTACCTCTGTCTTAAATCCAATGTGTACTCGTCCTACTGTTTCTGCCATTACCGGAAGAGCTTTTAGATCTGCTTTTAGATCATTAAACTCAGTTGGTTGTGTGCCACGACATGCAATTACCAAATCGTCTTTGTTCATGAAGCGGTATGCTTGTGCTCCATCCTTCTCGTAAAACTCTGTTGTAGTGAATCCTAGTTTCTTTGCTTGACTCTTTGCTTCTTTGGTGTTATTATATGCTATACTAGATAACTTAGCAAAAAGTAAGGATCGTTGTTTGAAACTCATGTTTGAAATAGTCATTATACCCTCCTTCATCTATTACACTCATATTTATAACAACGCTAAATACAATACGGAGTAGATCAATGAAAAAACGTACAAGAAGCATATTAGAAGAACTTAACAGCCTAGGTGCCACTTATAGTAGTGACAAACAAATTGAGACATCTGCTAGCAATATTATTGAAAGTAGCATTAATCTTCTTAATAGGATTGCTGCTAACTACGATGATGTAACAGCAAGTGAGCTTGAACGTAGATTTATTAACTCAATTAAATCAGGAGATCCGCGTAAGTTCAAGCGTGGAATCGCTAAAGTTATAGAGAGCAAAAATAATGACAAGTAATTTATTCGAAGGTGGAAACGTATTTAAAAAAGTTGAGGGCGGTGAAGTTACACCACTAACACAGCGTATTGCCACAGTTGATGTACAGCCAACAATAGATTGGATCAATGCTACATTTGGTTTTAAGTTTGTTGATGAAGACATGCTTGGCACAACAGGCAAGAAGACAAAAGAAGATGGAACATTTGAAGAGAACTCGTCAGGCGATTTAGATCTCAATGTTGATGTAAGAGAATTACCTAAAGAAGAAATAATTGCAAAACTTACTGCATGGTGCCAAAAGCAAGGCATACCTGATTTAGAAATTATGAACAAAGGCAGAACTTTCACACAAGGTTGGGTTGCTAACGCAGGACTTCAAGTACATTTTAAAACTCCAATCAGGGGTGATGTTGCAAACGGCTTTGTTCAAACAGACTTTATGCTTACAGATAATCCTAATCTACAACGTGGAGCCAAGCGTGGCGGAACAGAGCATTATACAGGCGCTGACAGAGCAGTATTGTTATCAAGTTTAGCAAGAGGCCGTGGATATAAATTTAGCCCTACAAAAGGTATTGTTGATCCTAACAACGGAGATAATGTTGTTGCAGACGATTGGGATGAAATTGCAAAAATACTATTAGGACCAAACGCAAGAGAAGCTGACACACATACAGTTGAAAGTATGTTTGCAGTACTCAAAAGCGATCCAAACTACGAAGAGCTTATTGCTCCGTGGAAAGAAACAATGGCAAAAGCCGGCAAAGGAATACCTGAATCAATAGCAGTTGAATCACTAGCTGACAAACAGCTACGTAGAATTAGAGAACTAAGTGGCGCACCATTGAACAGTGTTGTTATGTCATCAGGAGCATTTAACAGATGAGATACAGTGAGATCAAACTAGTTGAAAGTAAAGTACGTATTGACGAAGGCGCTCGAATTGATCACGCAGAAGACATTGTGTTCTGGGAAGGCAGTCGAGGAGCAATTCGTGCATTAGAAAGCCTAAAAAGTTTAGAGCAAGGTAAGCATACTGACGTTACGTTAAAGTGGGACGGTTCACCTGCTATCATGTTTGGACGTGACGAAAACGGCGAATTTGTATTAACAGACAAAAGCGGCTTCGGCGCAAAAGGTTATGATGGTAAGAGTAAAAGCGGCGATGACCTAGAACAGATGTTCTTAAACCGTAGTGGTGGTAAGAACAGAGAGAACCCAGGGTATGTTGAGTTTGCTGGAAATATGAAAAGTATTTTTGATATGTACGAACGTGCAACACCAAAAGACTTTCGTGGTTATTTAAAGGGCGACTTGTTATATTATAACACTCCTCAAGTACAGAATAAAAATTATGTGTTTAAGCCAAACATTGTAGAGTATGCTGTTGATGTAGATAGCGAATTGGGCAAACGTATTGGACAAAGCAAGACAGCAGTTGTTGTACATAGATTAGTTGATGAAGCAGGCGCAGAAACAGCAGTACCACAAGGCATTGACTTCCAAGGCAGTGATGTATTAATAGTGCCGTCAGTAACAGTACAAAAGGCAGCAGCGATTGAAGATGAAGACATTAATCAACTCAAAGCAACTGTGGCAAAGAATGCAGCTAGTATCGATCAATTATTAGATAACGCAGCTCTTGTAGCATTAAAGATATCTGACTTTGCAAAAGTATTGTATACATATACTAACAGTAAAGTAGACACAGGCTTAGATAACTTAGGAGCAGACTTCTTTGATTGGATGGCAGGTTCTAAATTATCAGCAAACAAACAAAAGAATATTTCAACACATATCCAAAACAACCAAGCAGGCTTTGATGCAGTTTGGCAAGTAGTGTCGGGTATTATGCAAATTAAAGACAAGATAATTGATCAGTTCGACGCACATGATGCACCTGTAAAGTCAAACATTCCAGGACATTCAGAAACAGGCGGTGAAGGTTATGTATTAGCACATCCAGGTGGTGATGTTAAACTTGTACCACGACAAACATTTACTAGAGCTAACAGAGCTGTACAAAGATAAGGAATTATAATTATGAAAATGAATGATGTAATAAATGAAGTAGCAGATAACTTTGGTCTTTCACCAGAACAGCGTAAACTAGCTAACCTAGGTAGAGTGCTAATGACAGCAGCTACAACAACCAAAGACGATGAGTTATCAAACGTTATGGCTAAAGTTGGCGACCAACTAACAAACTACGGCGCACTATTTGGTCCTAAGAATGCAAAAGAACTAGTTGCAAAGTCGGGTGTTAGCATAGAAGTTATTAAGAAACTATTAGCATATGCTGATAAGATTCATACATCACAGAGCGCACTTAAAGCTGATCATGCTGATAGTGGGTTAGATGATACTGACAACGATGACAATGATTTTAATGTGCCAGATGATGCAGATGATGCAATGGCAGCAGATCAAGCAGCGAGAGCTAAAAGAGACTAATATGGACTTTATTCGTGCAATTCAAAACGAAGGCGATATAGTTACGGACGAAGAAGCTAGTAAGTTTCTAGAAGAACTAGAAGCATCTGACCCTCCAAGATATACAGCAGCGGAGTGGGCAGCAATAGAAGGCGGCCATAGTGTAGAAGATCTAGACGAAAACAATGCTATGAACCGTGTTACTAAACGAGTTGACGGACGAAACATAATGTACTACAGATTAATTATAGGTGCATCAAACTTAATGCGAGCTAGATTGTTCCTAAAACTTGCTAGAGAAGGTAAGAATATTCCAGCACCTTATGTACAAGGAATGCAGCCCGCAATTGAAATGCTTGACGATATAGTAACAGCAGGCCCTGGATTTGTACAATTACTTAAAGTGTTGCACAAAAGAGCCCAGAATCAGCAATAAAGATTTGTTTTTTAGCAGCAGATGCTAAATACATATACAAGAACTTCACAGAGAGTGAAGGTCCATTTAGATAACAGGAGAATATAAAATGGCAGCAGTAACAAGAGTAAACGGATTAGGACATGCACACGCAACGATCTATTCAACAGCAAACATCGGCTTCGCAGTAGTAGCATGTGGCGCATCAGTAGCAGGCAAAGGTGGAATTGGTTCCACTATTGAAGCTATTGCACAGCAACTACAGCCAATCGCTGTCGACAGTGAAGGCACAGCTGGACTGATCAACATTTGCTATGACGCATCACAAACTAACGCAGTAGCAATGCAAGTACGTCTACGGGAGCTAGGAACAGTTGATTCAATCGACTTGTCAGCAGCATCAGTAACAGAAGGCGGACAGTTCATCGTAGCAGCTTAATAGCTAATACAATAACTAATTTAAAGGCTCACTTTTACAGTGGGCCTTTTTTTATGACTGTAAATACAGTATGAGATTTATATTAACAACAGTTGTAGATATTACACAAACAAATGCTCGCCGTGGCGATGATAAGCATTTACATAATCAACAAGCAAACTATCATACTATGATACAAACTATTGGCCTACGTGTTAATATAGATCCGCTTAGTTGTCAATCCGAAGTAGCAGATGTTAAAGGTCTAGGATTCGGTGATACATTCAAAGGCAAGCAACGCTATTGGGAGTTTACTTTTGATGTCGAAGCAGAGGATGCATTGACATTAGATATGCTAGTAACTGACTTTGATCTTGTTCCTGTCATAACAAACCTAGACGAAACTACAACGCTTGGTACTAAAGTATTCCGCACCAATCACCCAAATGATACCAATGTAGTATTTAAAATGCTCGGAGAATGATAAATACATTGTAGGCAGATAGTCTACCAGGCATTTATTTAATACTCACACTACAAGGCAAACCACAATGTACTTAACGGAGAGAATAAATGTCGACAACCGACTTAGAAAGACAAAACTTAGAAGCACATGTTGACTTATGTGCAGTACGCTATGAAGCGTTAGAAGGTCGACTCGGCAAAGTCGAAACAAAGATTGACGATATCCACAACGATATGATCGAAGGACAGAAATCAATTACTAAAGTGCTTATCGGCACCGCTGGCACAGTCGTAGCTAGCTTACTATCAATCGTTATCGTAATATTACTTAACTGATACACTCTCGATAAATAACTATATGTTATTAAGAGAGTTTTTTACTGATCCACAACTAGATGAAAAGCAAGTATGGGCTCGCAAGGGCACAAAACTTGTACGCAAGTACAGATGTACAGGCGGCCTTCGTCATGGGCGTGTTGTATCAGAACCTACACAGTGTTTTGCACCAATAAATATTAAACAAAGAGCGTTAATGAAACGCACAAGAGCTAGGCTCGGCGGTAAGATGGCTCGCAAGGCAAAGAAGACTAAGCGTACCAATCCAGCTAGTATTCGATTAAACAAAGGAAAGTTGAATCGATGAGAGTAGCCGAAATATTCCAAGAAGGAACAACTAGAGCATATGCAAAGTCTGGTGCATCACAAAGTTTAAAGTTTAGATGTACAAGCGGACCACGTAAAGGGCAAGTTCGCGCAAGTCCGGCAGCATGTAATGCTCCTATTAACATTAAAAAAAGTAAGTCAATGTCTCAAACAAAAGCACGTAGAGGCGGAATGATGACTCGTAAAGCAGGCCTTACTAAAGCACATAACCCAATTGCTAAACGTGTACAGGGAATGAACACGCCCAAAGCTAGAGGAAGAAAAAGAGTA